CATCCTGCACAGTCCGGTCAAAGCCAGGACGAACGAACTGGCGCAGATCTGCTGTGCTCCGGCTGGAAAAAATGTCGCTCAAATCTTCCGGGGAGCCAGCCCACCGCTGTACTGCCACCGGGAGAGCCGCAAAGATTTCAGCATTGCGGCGCTTCAAATCATCGCGGTTCAGCTTGCCATCAACCGTAATCAGGCCACCGATGTGCATATAGTAAAGGTTTGCTTCGATTTTCCGTGCGGCCACAGCAGCGTCGTTCCAGAGGTCGTTCGCCGTTGGACGCCCAATATCCTGAATCTTGCGGATTTCCGCACACCAGTCCACAAGGAGCTGGTTCTGATAGCGGCAGACCGTCAGCGCTTTTAAAAGAGCCGTCGAAACCACATCGTCCGGGATTTCTTTCAGTGCAGCGGCGTAGACTTCCGCTCGTGCTGTACGCTCATCGGTCGAGAGTTCCTTCCCGAAATACCGCTCAATGCGCAGCATTGAGCTTTTCAAACATTCAACTGTCATTTGAGCCTCCAAAAATAAAATCGTAGTCCTCGGCAGCGGAGCGTTTGGGCTGCTGACCCGCCGGGGGCTTGCGCCGCTCGTCACGGGACTGCACGTCACCAAGGGTTCTCACACCCTCGTTTTTCCATACTTTCAGGATGCCGTTGACGTAGGACCATTTGCGAACCCCGGCCAGAGCGGCCTTTTTGATGGCCAGCAAGATGAGGTCGTCCGTGAAAATCTCCCGCCAGCCCAGCAGGTCTTCCCGCGCTGCTGGTGGGAAACCTCCGAGATTGTCCTCGAAAGAGCGGATGATCTCAGCCAGCCCAGCATCGACGGTCGGACTACCGTTATCTCTTACTCTTTCTCTGTTCTCTATATCTTTCTCTTTATCTATCTCTATCTCTTTCTCTGTATGGACATTGTCCACATTGTTGTCCTCGTTGCTGTCTGCACACTTTGGGGGAAGTTGTCTGCGGCGGTTTTCACGCTGAAGGCGCTTCTGCGCAGAGTAGTCTGTTTCACTGCCGACAATGTCTGAGTAGTTGGCCAAAACGAGAACACCATCTTTGTCCTCATAAATTAGACCGATTTGCTTATAGACTTCCAAAGCAACACGGACAGTTGCCAACGAGAACCATTTGCATTCGCGCTGAATTTTTTCTACATCATAAGGAATAATCATATCCCCGATTTGAAAAGCC